CGCCCCACGCCCAATTCATCAACATCAATCAGCCTCATGGTCAGCACCTCCGTCCATCTTTGCCCCGCAGTTGGGGCAATAGTTAGATTTTACGGCGGTTCCCCGCCCACAGAGACCGCATCTGTAAGTAGCCCTCGCAACCGCTACCGCACCAGACGGCGTCCACCTCCAAAAAGATGATGGCTCTTTTTCCCATAGTCCATGCACCACCGGGGCCACGTCGGCGGCCGTCTGTGCGTCTACCTCGCATATCACATCTTCCAGCAAGCCGCAACCGTGTACGTCATCAACGTCAGCATGAGCATCGCGCCAGCCATCTAAAATCTCGCGCAGCGCCTCCCGCTTAATGTATTCAGCCATTCCTAACCCTCCCAAATCTCAATAAAGCTATCGTACATGATTTTCCCCCTATCTCGTCGCAATAGCCTTTACGGCACACTCTCCGCGTTCTGCTACATACCACGCGCAGCGCTCATGTACGCAACCGCTGTAAAAACGATTTCCCGCGTCCGGCATAAGGAACGGGCAATAAACCTCCCTCTTTTCTTCCTTCTGGTTGTCGCTCTTCCAATCATCAATAAACTTATTCCACATCGTTTTCCTCTTCGCCATCCTTAATCGTCACGCGAATTTCAACTACTCGACCATCTTTGAGCGTCCATTCCCATCCGCTTGATGACGCTTTAGAGCAATCAAAACCACCAAGCAGTTCCATCACCATATGGTCACGAACAGCTTCAATCGCTTCTTCAGTAACGTCTGATTTATTACGCCACAAGGATTTGTTCTTTGGCTCAAGCGTTCCTGCGTAAATACCGAAAGCGCCACAGCCAACATGATATTCAGCCATCGTTTTCCTCCCATTCCTCCACATAGCACCAGCTTTGCGGTGCTTTAGTAATCGCCGCTGGAATCATGCAATTTTCATCATAGATACAGGCTGTGCTTTCGTACCCGCTTTTGCTGCATGATTTGCATTTTTCCCAAGTGTAAAATTCTATCAGTTCCTTCGGCGTATCATAAATGCGCAGGTCGGAAATATGCCAGCCGTATCCGGTTCCCTTTAGGTAGTTCACAATTTCTTCTCGCGTCAGGCAGGTTTGCTTTTCTACGTCATCCGGTGCATGGTTGAGGGGCGCAAGCTCATAAATCCGGTCACAGGTAAACTCGCCAGCAATATGCCCGTTGAAAACGTCCCAGATTTTGTCCGCTTCTGCTCTGCTATACCCTGAAATCCGGGTAAACTCTGTGAACCAATCACCACGGAAAACATCTCCCCACACAAGGAATGGCCTTATATTTGTGCAGTAAATATAGCACTTAAACGGCGTTTCCAGCTTCGGCTTGGTCTTGCGGACTTCGATAGTCTTTTCGCCGTTGGCAATCTTCTCCACCCACTTTGGGCGGATGCTCAGCATAACAGCTTTATTCATCCTTCATCGCCTCCAATGCGAAAACTTAAATGGCGCTTTAACAGACTGTGACATTCCACTCCGCCTCCTCACAAATATCTACGATATGGTCGCACAATGCAGCCGGGATGACAGACCGCTCCACGCTGCCAGCCAGCCCTTGCGTTCCCGTTTTGGCCCCGCGCGGGGCAGAGATATGGCACGGGTCGCCGTTATGACAAGGCGGTTTAAATCTGGGAAGCGGATGATTTGTCCAGATGTCCGTGGGCTTCATTCGGGCGTCCCCGTACTGACAGTATGTGACGGTGTACCGGGGCAGCCCCTCCATCCACGTCATTTTGCGCATCCCTCCACGCGGATTTTCAATGAACCAGTAAGTCGGGCTCAATGCTAAGATCAGCCGCAGCACGTGCTGGTCCACTGCATCGCAAAACTTGGCATACTCGCTCACCGGGTCCAAATTTCCTGTCTCGGGGTTTTTCCGCCTGTGGTGGCTGATAGCCGCAATAGAAAATGTGGCGCAGTCCGGGCTTGCCCAGATCACATCAGGCCGCCCAAACTCCCGCAGCACATCCTCCGCAGTCAGATGCAGGATGTCAGCATATAGGTCGATGCGGTCAAATCGTTTGTCCCACTCTACGGAGTACACCTTGTGGCCCCGGGCCTCGAACGCCTTCCCTATAGAGCGCGTCCCGGCAAATAACTCAAGCACCTTCATCCATTGTCCTCCACCTCCGCAAGCCAGAATTTCTCCCGGCACTCATAGCACGTGCTATTAGCGACTTTGCAACGGCCTTTTCCGTCCCTATACGTAGCAGAGATCGCAATCGGGCATATCGTTATGACGCCATTATGCGTGAGTTCTGCCTCCGGCCACTGCTTCAGGAACTCGCTCTGGCGGGTTTTTATGGGATGCTCCGCGGCCCACTGTTCCACGATAGCAACGGCCTCCTCCGGGTGGTTTTTTTGCCAGGAATTGCAGGATTCCCACTTGCCTCTTCTTTTCCAAAACTCACATTTGATGCATTCAGCGTTGCACATTCTGCCAAGCGTTTTTACAAACTTCACAGCATCCATCATTTTTCCTCCTCAATGGTGACCTCCACGCGGGAGGCACCAGTCGTCTGGTACTTCCGCACCGTCAGAGACGATACGGCGCTGTCATCGTTGTAGGCGTGGGTGTTCAGCGCGTCCAGAATGGCCTTCGCCACGTTGTCAGCGTCAGGGCGCTTGGTGTGGGGCGTACCGTCCATCGCAGCGGCCTTTTTCTTCGATGTGCTCTTTGGCACCGTGAAGAACGCCGTGACGGTGGCCCTGAGCGGCACACCCGCCGCAAAGCCCTTTCCGCTCTGGCACTTCCAGCACTGCACCACCTTGTCCTCATAGTCCCGCGTTTTCTGCGGGGTATGTGCGTGGCCATCCCTTGTGAACCGGGGACGGCCTTTGCCCACCGGAATACCGGGGACCGTAAATTCAACCTTCATCGCTTTTCTTCCTTTCCGTTGACAATGACTTGCACCACCCGGACACGGCCCAGAGGCTCCAGCAGCATGGCCACGGTTTCCTTGCAGGCCAGCAGGTCACCGTCCTCATGGATGTCAATGACCATTCTAACCACGGCGTTCCTCCTTCACGAACTCCGGGCAGGACCGGATGGCATAAGATGTCAGCACCCGCTTCTTCCGTCCCATCCCGGTGGATCGCTCCGTCCGGGTGGGCTTTGCCTTCCAGCCCGGAACTGGCTCAAAACGGGGCTTGTGGGTCACTGGATCAATACCGGACCAGGAACACCCGCCGCAGGCTTTTGCGCAGTCCCAGCAGAGCTGACTGTGGGGGGCAATGAGGCAATCCGACAGCTTAATATCCGCAGCCATTACACGCCAGCTCCTTTCGCCATCTTTTCCCAGTCCGCATAGGTCATGCCCTGTTTTTTTGCTTCGGAGGGGGTGGGGATACCGGCATCGTGCCAGCGCTTGCGCTGTTCGCCTGCCCTGACGTAAAACTTTTCCAGATAGGCGTCGGACGGCTCCGGCATGGGTGCCTCCTTCGCCTTGCGGGCCTCCGGTTTGGGCAGGTAGGGGACCAGCTCGGAAGCATCCGGTGGGAACCGATTTTCCCGCGCCCGGAGGATGACCGCCTGTTTCGCGTCCTCATAAGCCCACGGCTTCAACACCAGCGTCCACGCCTCTAAATCTGCGGGGGTGCGGGGCTGCTGTTTGGAGCTGGGGTAAAGGGTCTCGATCAGGTTAAACAACCGCTTGGTGTCCTGTTTCTCCATGTTCTTCTCCTGTAAGACTTCCGTAGAAGCCTCTAATTAGTCTCTAATTCCTGTATTAGCATCTAATTCTTTTCCCCCTGCCAATAGAGAGATAAATATATATATATATATAATCTTTTCTTCTTAGGGGGGTGTGGGGGGACGTTCTTCTTTTCTCTGCGGCTGCTGTGTGCGTCGGTGATCGTGCTGTGGCTTGCTTGCATCCACCCGTCATCACTCTTTAGACACACACGGCAACGTTGTTAAAAGGGAAGCTCCCCGTCATCCTGAATTTCTTCAAAGCCTCCGCTGCTGTTCATGGGCGGGGCGGCGGCGGTGCGGGCGTCGATGTGCTGAGCGCCGACAGATGCCCACTCCGCGATAAAGTCGATATAAGTCTTGCCCTCGTAGTCACGGGCTTCTACGCGGCCCACAGCAATGATGGGATCGCCTTTTGAGGCACTGGAGACCACCCGGCCCATGGAGCCGAAGCCCTTGACGGTCATCCAGACGGTGGTCCCGTCGGCCTTGCTGTAGGCCGGGACGGAGACGGAACCGATAACGGTTCCATTTTTGGAGGTGAAGATCTGGGCGTCCTTGGCGCAGCGCCCGCAGATCAGGCCGGTTTTCTGCTGTACGCCCTCCCGGTTGTAGTCCGGCAGCCCATTGATGAACATTTACGCTTCCTCCTTCGGCTCCAGAGCTTCCAGCAGAGCATCAAAGTCCTTTGCCTTGACCTTGCTGGCACTGTCATAGCCATGGGCCTTCAGGTGGGCCTTGGCCTCGGACTTGGTGAGACCGTGACGGGAACAAGCAGAATAAAAGAATTTGACCTGCGCGGCGGAAATGGGGGCCTCCGGGTCTTTCCCGGCATAGTAGGCAGAGCCGTCCTCCATATCGCTTTCAATATCTTGAGTGAAGCTGTCCGACATACAGCCCAGGGACAAGGCCGCAGAGACAAGCGCCCGCTTCTGAGCCATTTTGACGGCGCTGTTGGCCCCATCATAGGGGGACTGGGAGCCGGTGCGCCCCTCCCGGGTATTTCCGGAGCCGTAAGCCGAGGTGATGACGTATTCCGTGCCGTTGACGATCTTCACCAGGTCGCAGCGGACAAGGAAGTAGAAAAAGCCGTGCTCGATGTCCTCCAGCTTGCTTTCCAGCGTGTAGCGCTGGCAGAGGCCGTAAGCCACGGCCACTTTTTCTGCGCCAGATTTGAACAGGGTTGGGTTTTTCGTCATGGCGTCGCCGTTCTTCTTGCGGATCATGCCGAAGTCGATGCCGCGTTTCAGGGTGGCGGGGACGCCGTCAGGGGCGCAGATGGTGTAATTTCCGGTGCGGGGGACGGGGGCCACCATCAGTGCGGCGGCGTTATAGTTGTACAGGGTCAGCTCATTCATGTGCGTTTCTTCCTTTCTGTGGCATGGTGGAGGGTAATGCAGGCCCCTAAGAGGCCGGGACGCGGTGTGACCATGGCAAGCTGATATGTCCCATCGTGGGAGAGTTTCAGGGCGTAGAGTTCAGCAAACAGGATGCCGCCGCGTTCATGCTGGAGCAGCTGGTAATAGCCGGTCATCTGAGCGGAAAGGGCGGCGTCATGGAGCTGTCCGGTCTTTATGTCTAAAATCAATGGACTTTCGCGGATGGTGCCGAAACGATCCAGTGTTCCGGCAAAGCCTACGTCAAGGCTCCCCATGGGGTGTTCGATCAGCTGCCAGTCCGGCTTATAGTCCGCCAGAAACCGGCGGTAGGCTTTCAGGTATCCGGCGATCTCCGGTGTTTCCTCCGGCTCCTCGCCGTAGTCGATGAGGGCGCAGGCTTCGTGAATGGCGGTTCCCCGGCAGGCGGCAGCCTCCGCCAGCCATGGCCGGTCTGACTTATAATCATAGGCACAGAAGCGGGTGACTTCGGTCACGCTGGGCAGCTGGACGCCATCAAGGGTGTAGGTGTGGGTGGCTTCGTCAAATGTCAGCATTGGGACCCCCCGTGTACAGAACCGGGATACCGAGAGCATTGGCAAACAGATCCATGTCGTCATCAATCTTATCCAGCAGGTAATCCTTGAAGCAGAGCGGGCAGTACAGCTCGCCGTTCGGGAGCTGGAACATCCGGTCGCAGTCATCCTCTGCGGCGGGGTTCATCGGATGGTCGCAGTGGGCACAAATGGGATATGTTTTTCTGGTCATAGTTGGGTCTCCCTCCAGACACGGACCGCATGGGCGATGTCCGTATATTTTTTCGTGCGGTAGCCGCAGGAATCGCAGAGGACGAAAAACAGATCCTCTTTGCCGGGGGCTACCATCCGTTTCCCGCCATACATATGGCACCGGGGGCAGGGCGGTAATTCTGCCATCCGGCCACGGCGTCTGCGCATCAGATCACGCCCAGCAAGTGGGCCAGCACCGTGAGCAGAAAGCCGAGGAAGCAGCCGAAGGAGATCCGGGCGGAGAAGTCGGCCCGGTCCCGGCGGCGCTCCTCCCGCGTGCGGCTATCTCTTTTCATGGCAGGGCCTCCTCTCAATCATGTCTACAATTTTGAAAGGCCACGCGGCGGCGGTGGCCGCGCCGATCAGAACGAAAACGAATGTTGTGGTATCCATAGTCAAACCTCCTCAAAGTGGTAGCACTGGCGCAGGCCGTTCTCAAAGGTGGCCAGAAACCAGCGGTGCGGGATGTTGGTGTAAGTGATGGTGCCGGTTTTCAGGCGGGGATGGTCATCCTCAATTTGAAACGGCCATGTTCCCCGTGTGCCCAGTGACGGGCGGTGGGGTGTTTCCGGGGCCTGACGGCTGCGGGTGATGCTGTTGTAGCTGCTCATTTTTTACCTCCACAGAGTTGCCGGGCGAAGGTGGCGGCGGAGATGTAGCCGCCCTTCTGCAAAGGGAAATGGCGCTGAATGGTGCGCAGATCTTTCATGCCGGTGAATTTCCGAATGTCAGATAGGTTCAGAAGCTGCCGACCGCCGGTAAAGGCGAGGATTTGTTCCAGATTGTCTCGATATGCGGGATGTTCCATAAGGGTCCTCCTTTTTGGGTATTGTCGTGATTGCGATTGATGGAGCGATGCGTAGCTAAATTAAGCCGCCGCACTGCCGAGCCTATCTATGCCATGCCGTGGCCTCGCCGAGCCGAGCTATTCCGTTGCATTTCCTTGCCTCTGTGCATTGCCTTTGCTAAGCGTTTCTCCGCTTTGCCTTTGCTGTTACCAGCATCGCATAGCATTGCCGTGGCCAATCTTTGCGTTACATGGCCTTGCCGTTGCTTTGCGCCTCCTGACCTTGCCCAGCCCCTCGTTTCCGTGGCAAATCACCGCCGGGCCATGCTTTGCCGTGGCTTTTCCGAGCGCCTCACAGCGTTTCCATTGCTTAGCGCCGCGGGACTTCTCCGCTGCGTTACTGGATCTCCTCCCAGACGAACCGGCCCTTGCCGCTGTTCCGCCACTGGCCAATGCCGGAGTACCGTCCATAGTCCAGCCATTCCCGGACGGCCTTCTCGTGATCGTCGCTGAAGCAGACCACCCGGAACTCGCAGGTAGCGCCTGCGGGGATCTCCTCACTCATGGCAAGGCTGACGCGCTCGCCCTGCGCCGTCTGTGCTCTCAGGGGGCGCTGACACTCGCCAATAGTGCCGTCAAACTCCAGCGGGATCACGCGGGGCTCCGGGAAGATCAGCTTGTCGATCTCCTTCTTGTAAGCCTTGATCTTCTCACTGGCCGTGCCCTTGACCTTGCGGAGGCCGCCGCAGGTATCCTTGAAAAAGCCTTTGATCTGGTAGTCATACAGGAACGGGGTGCCATCCTCCATCCGGGGGAACACCGTCATGGCCTTCTCTGCCACGACATCAGCGCCCAGCGCGGAGACTTCCTCCTCCACGGTGGCGGCATCGGGGGACTTGGAGCCAATGAACTCCCGGTAGATCTCCGGGTTGGCCGGGGACGTGCCCAGAATTGGCTCGGTGAAGGTGAGCTTTACTTTCAGTTCTTTCATGTTGTTTCTCCTTTTCGTGATTGCTGATTGCAAGTTGGTGTGAATTGGTGTATGTTTGTGGGTAAGGGGGGATTGAAATGAAGAAAATACTGAGCGGAATTTTAGATTTTACGGAATTTGTCCCGTTGGGATGGGTTTTGACCTGTATTGATCTGGGGGTTGACTGGATCATAGAATTACCGGTTGAAGGTCTGTTGACCTTGGCAGCAGCAACATTTATCGCCGGAATACTTTCAACATTCGGGTCTTTTGTTGCGGCTGGCGGGAATTGGGGGAACTCCATGCCAACCGGGCACGATTTGCCCATTGGAGAGCGGATCAGAAACCTTCTGATTATGCTGGCGGTGCTTGCGTTTATCACCTATGCAATTAGGCTTGCAATGCCATCGTAAAAAGACTTGCGCGGGCGTTCCTGTTTTGGTAAAATAAGTGCATCCCATTAGAAAGGGGGCGAGGCCTATCAAAGCTGCGCTTAAAGCGTTTGCCAAGGCAGGCTTTTTGCCTCCCACGCCAGAACACCACCAAACCAGGTGGCGGCCGGTAGGTGGGAAAACGGAGCTGCAACCGTAAGGATGGCGCGTCAAGATAGAAGCAAGGCCATTCTTTGTCTTAAATTAGGTCAAACCAGACGTAGTTAAGTGCATTGACGCTTCTGGGAAAGCGCAGGGAGAATTATTCGTGGAATGGCCGCGAATAATTTTTCCGGGAAATAGTTCGATTAAATCTTACTTTCTGGGTATAAAAATATTGTCCATGGGGACGCCGTAAAGATCGCAGAGGGAAAGCAGCTTGTCCGCCGGGGGAAATCGCTTGCCGATCTCCCAATTATAAATCGTGCGGCTGCTGACCCCAATGGATCTTGCGGCGTCTGCCTGCTTCATTCCACGGTTTACGCGGGCGGCGCGGAGGGTAACTTGAAAGCTCATAGCGCGAACTCCTTTCGTTCGATTTAATCTAACATTATAATACCACCGGCGAAAAGGGATGTCAAGCAAAAAGTTAGGTTAAAACGAAAAAAAGTTCTTGCAATTCGATTTAAAATGACTTACAATGGATTTAACAAAAAAGGGGGTGAAACCAATGGGGCAAGAAGAAATCTGTGCAGTTTTTGCGCGGAATCTAAATAAATTGATGGTCCGGGAAAACCTGAAGCAAAGCGATCTCGTATTAAAATTGAGCGTGTCGAAAGCGCAGGTATCAGATTGGTGCGCCGGGAAGAACATTCCCAGATCGAACTATCTGGCCGCGCTGGTAGACCTGTTCGGCTGTCAGCTTTCAGAACTCATGAGCGAAAAACAGCCCGCCCCCACGGATGAGGGCGAGCTGAGCGAAGAGGATAAAAAGCTGCTCATGATGATCCACAATCTTTCTCCGGAGAATCGGGCGCGGATCGTTGCGATAATAGAAGCTCTTGCAGGGCTTGAATAGCAAGCGCCTGCTTTTCAGGGGACAGGGAACGCAATGCCAACAGGATTTCAAGGTCTGTCATGGGATGCTCCTTTCTATTTGAAACCCCGGCCCGCCGAAGCGGGACCGGGGAAAGGGGAGGGGCCTGAGGATAGAATAGCACAGCGGCGGAATGGATTTGAGGACATTTTGTCGTAAGAAAATAAAAAGCCGTCTGAGTGTTCCAGCACTCAGACGGCAGATGATACCACCAATCGCAATCACGACAAAGCCAAAGGAGGATCAACCACAGTATAGCACGATCCCCCTGGCGATGCAACAGGAGGAAAGGCAAAAATGGCAAAGAAAAGCAAATATGGCGTCCGAAAGGACGGGCTGCACGAGGCAATCCGCACTATCAACGGCAAGCGGGTGGCCTTTCGCGGCAAGACAGATCGAGAGATCGACCGCAAAATCTTAGAGTACCAGATGGAGGCGGAGAAGGGCCGGAATTTCCCGGTGATCGCGGATGAATGGGAGCGGGAACACGAGAGCGAGATCTCCGAATCATCCCGGCGGGTATACAGCTACGCTGTGAAGCGTCTGAAAAAGGCGTTTCCGGGCAGGGCGTCGGAGATCGAGCCGGTAGACGTGCGAAACTACATCAAGCGCTTTGAGGCGCAAGGGCGCAGTGCCAACAGCGTCGGCATTGAGCTGGCGGTCTGCCGGATGATTTTTGCCCACGCGGTCATCCAGGGAGACATTCGGATCAATCCGGCGGCGGAGGTGAAAAAAAGCCGGGGCCTGCCCTGCAAAAAGCGGGAGGCACTGACGGAGGAACAGGAGGAGGCCGTGAAAGCGGCGGGTCTGACAAAGGCGGGCCGCTGGTGGCTGTTTGGCTATCTGCTGCTTTACACCGGATGCCGCCGGGGTGAGGCGTTGGCGCTGACCTACAAGGACATTGACCGCCGCGCCGGTGTGATACACGTCAACAAAAAGGTCAGCTACGCCACCGGCAAGCCGGTGCTCGAAAATCACCTGAAGTCGGAGAACGGTCTGCGGGACATTCCCCTGCTGCCCCCTCTGGCGGACGCATTGCCGAAAAACCGGATCGGGCTGCTGTTCCCCGGTGACGATGGGGGCTATATGCGGCCCCACGAGATCACGCGGGAGTGGCGGCACTACTGCCGGGGCGTTGGCCTGAATGAGATCCAGCAGGGCGAAAACGGCGAGACGTTGGAGACGTTCCCTATCACGCCGCACTGCTTCAGGCACAGCTTTGCAACGATCTGCTATGAGGCGGGGCTTGATCCAAGACAGGCGGCTGGCCTGCTGGGCGATACGCCGGAGGTGGTGGAAGCGGTTTACACCCATCTGCGGCAGGACCGAAAGCAGACGGCAGCCGAAAAGCTGACGGCGTATTTTGAAGCTGTAAAGTAAAAGCACTTTCGTGTGTATCTTTATGGAAGAAAATGGAAGCAAACTGTGAACTTACTGTGAAGGTCGGGGCATGATTTATGCAACATCGTGTGACACTATCAGGCAAAGGCTAAAGAAGCCGAAGGCGTTGAAAATAAAGGCTTTGATGGCGCACAGTGTCAACGAGTGGAATTTAGAGAAAATCGTGAAAATTTAATACTTTTATAACACTTTTTGAGGAATGGCAAGGGATTGGCGGCTATACTGTGAATGTTCTGTGAAGCGCAGAGAAAATGGCATAAAAAATCAGCGGCTCGGATGGCTCCGGGCCGCTGATCTTTTTCGGCTGTCATATGCTCAACATGGCGGCACCGTTAACGATGATCTGTGCCTCATCTGGGTGGACATCATTCCATGCATCCTTGAACGTCCACGCGTTGAAACGGAAATCCGGCAGACTGGGAAAGGGAATCAGCTCGCCCAACTCGCTTAGCACGTTACACACGGCCAGCGCGGACGCGCGGGAGATCGGGAGAAAATACAAGCGCTGGATCTCGCGCATGATGGCGTTGTGTGCGTCCTGTTCCGGGGTGGTGGACATTAGTGGGGTCGGAAATGCAAGGGTGTCCGCCTCCGGCTCTGCATGCTTGCGCTCCACCTCCGCCACGATGTCGGCAGTGTTTCCGCCCAGCATATACAGGTAGCCACTCGCAGCGGCACCATATTGGGCCTTGTAGCTGTCCATCAGATTAGCCATTGTTCCGGGTCTCCTCTCTGTGATCTCTCAAGTATTTTTCGGCCTGCTCCGCCATGTGGGAGCAGCGCCAGCCCTCCGGGGTGGTTAGCCCGCAGTTGCCGCAGTTACCGCAGCGGCGGTACTCGCCCAGGATTGCGGCGGCGTGGGCCGCGTCTCGGATATAGTAGTTTGCCATGGCGTTCAGTCCTTTCTCCGGCGGGGGCCGGTCTGTAAGTTGATGGTAACATGGTCCGCGCGACTTGTCAACGCTCCCAGCTGCGCTTGTCGGTGTCCTGCATGGTCTCAATGCCGGGGCGCTGGTGCTTCAGCTCGGCGAACCGGGCAAAGGCTTTCCGGCGCTCTGTGCCGAAATATTTCTCGTCCAAAACGCGCTCCGTGGTGCCGTCCTCATAAGTGCGGACGATCCGCACAAAGTAGATCACCGGCTTACCCCTGTAACCGGGGTCCCGGGTCAGCTCCAGCCGGTCACGGTATGCGGCAGTCGCAAGGGCGGCGTATCGCTCCGCCAGGGCTGCGCGGTACTCGGCCAGCTGGTCGATCAGCGCGTGGCACTGGGCAATGACCCGGGCGGCGCTGTCATCGTTGGCCTTGATGCGGTCGGCGGTCAGGACGTCGGGCCGAAGCAGATAGGCGGTCAGCCGGATTTCAGCCTCGCGGCTGGGGTTGCCGTAGCGCTGGAATAGATCAAGATAGCTCATTGGGTAGCCTCCTCGCAGCTGGTGACGGTCCAATAGGCGATCCCGTCGGGGCTATGCTCGTCACTTCCCCACCCGATTACCGTTCCGGCGGGGATGGGGTCGAAAGCTAAAATGGCTTCATGCCGGGAAGTGCGTGTATTTTCGAGGCGGATTAAATATTTCATGTTCGATTCTCCTTTTAGTGGGTGGCGCGCCCCGGTCAAGCCGGGAGCGCATCGGAGGTGGCAGCGGAGCGGGCAAAGGTGGTGCTGCCGTACTTACTGCGGATCTCTGCCATGGTCTTGGTGCCCTTGTGCCAGCGCTGGCCTTCCTCGGCGAAATGCCAACTCCATAGCTTCTTAGTGGAGGACCAGCGGCACCCGGCAGCCTTCAGGGCTTCCTTGTGCTCCTTGGTGTTGCCGCCGATCCAGAGCCAGCGGCCGCACAACTCAATTTCGAGGCCGTCCAGCTTCAGCAGGGCCGCGATGATAGCAATGAAATCGCCGGCGCTCTCGGTGGTGGCGTGGGTCCGTCCGGTGGTGTCCTCGGCGGCCTGCTCGTTCTGGCTGCGCTTCAGGACTTCAAACCGGGCGGAATACTCGGCGTTGATGGCCTGCATGGTGGCGGTGTCTCCGCCCATGTCGGGGTGGTTCTTCATGGCGGCGGCCTTGTAAGCCTTCTTCAGTTCGTCGAGGTTGCGGCAGTTGATAAAGTAAGTAGTCATTTTGTGATCCTCCTAAAAATTTTTGTCGTGATTGCGGTTGGTGGGTTAGCGGGTGGGGCGAGAACCTTCGGCATCCTGCTCCCAGATCTCGACGGTGTAACCGCGTTGCTTGAGCTGTTGTGCGAGGGCCTGCGCTGCATCAATGGTGCTGCGGTAGCTGATGGCGGGGTTAGTCTTGCAATAGATAATCATGTATTTCATGGTGTTGTCCTTTCCGGCCTGTCGGCCTGTGGCGTTGTCGTGGTTGCTTTTGTTGGCCTAATCATAGCATGGCAACATGCAACATGTCAACATGCAAAATAGACAAACGTGAGCCAACTTTTTTGGTTATTTTTGCATGGCGTCATGTTTTTCGAATGTGATATAATATAAGCGAGGTGATTATATGAAAATACCAGATTATTCTGGAGCAGGAATTTACAAAATCAAAATCGGGAGTGCCTTTTATGTCGGGTCATCAAAGAACATCAAAAAACGGATACGGTCCCACCTGAGCAACATAGCAAACGGAACGGAAATGAAGAAAATTCAAGCAGCCGCCGAAAGCGGAGAGGAAATACATGTTGACATACTCGAAAAAATTTCTGATAATGAAACCGTATGGCACATGCTGTTGAGGGAAAGATACTGGATCGAACAGCTGCGGCCAGAGCTTAACAGCGCGCCGCCGGGCGGCTATGATGATGTCTTTGACAGGATCAGAGCAGCGGAAGAAAGCGCAAGGCGTCATGAACGGATCGCCGCCGGTCATCGGGCTTACGCCAAGAGCATGAAAAGGAAATATTTGAGAAAGATAGGTGGCGAAATTGACAACAAACAGGAAGAAACTGGAAACAAATGAGAGGTATTTACAAAAGCTGGAAAGGATCGTTTTTCGGATCCATAAGGACGGCAGCGACGGATTTACAAAAGATCAGGTAGAAGCGGCAGCAGCGGCGGCAGGCCAGAGCGTCAACGCCTGGATCATTGAGGCCATCCGGGACAAGCTGTAACGAGAGCGAAAGCGTCGAGGGATAACACCCCCGGCGCTTTTCTCTTTGTGTGGGGCGGGGCGGCAGCAGCGGCAGAGGGAGAGAGGGAGAAGGAGGGGGGACTATAGGGGGGAGAATAAGAGAGTGAGAGTGTTACAAGCGTCTAATAAGCGTTAGATGCTTAGTATTAGCGTCTAATACTTAGCACACCCCCCAAAGAGAGATATATATTCTCTGGGTATAGATATATATACTTGCTTCTACTGGGAGAGTCACGAAAGAGGGAGACACGGCGAATAAAAAACGCGAGAGAGCGAGGAAACACGAGGAAACGTGAGCAAAACAGAGCATTTGCAAGGTATTCGAAGCTATTGCGAGGTAGACCGCGAATGGGGCGGGGCTGGCGGTGGGCTGGTGGATGGCGGCGGCTGATGGGGGCAATTCGGCGGGGGCAATTCCCTTTCCCGGTGAGATTTAAGGGGTCATTAAATATTTTCGTTGCGGCTGCTTGGCTTCGGCTGCTGCTGTGTTGTTTCTGTGCAGTTTCTCTCCCGGTTCGGGCTATTCCGGTCACGGCTCCGGCTGGGGCTTTATCCATCTCCGGGGCTGGGGCTGATGGTCTGGGGCTGGTGGTGGCTGATGGTGAAGGCTTCTTCTACCGATGGATAGGAGGGGTAGCGGAAAAAGAGGGGGTGTCTCTTCCTCGTGGTATAGGGCTATATACCCACATCCCCTCTCCCCTCTGAGAAACCTGTCAGTGCAGCTGCGGAAAGCTATGCCGGTGATCCCTCTGGGGGGGTGGCGGAAAAAGGGGGCGGGGGATTTTATGTAGAACATTACGAAAATAACTGAAACCTATTGTATTCGCTTGATGAAATATGCTTGAATGAAGTTGGCGGAAGAGGTTTCCACCTGCCTCCTATGTCAGACGCCAGTTTTCACTTTCCTTTCCTGTTGCCCGGTGGGCCGGTCGGGCCCACCGGAGCATGGTTTCGTAGCTCAGTCGGAAGAGCGAGCGGTTGTTAACCGCTGGGTCGCAGGTTCAATCCCTGCCGAAACCGCCAGAATTTTTTGTGAGAGGGGGCCGGGGCATGGCCAAGACAGCATCGAACCACAGCAAGGCACACATGGACGATATGAACAAGAAGGCCGCCGCGGCCCACAAGAAACAGACGATTGAGAGGATCAAGGTGTTTTTGGAGCAATCCGAGAATTACTTTGACGTGCAGGATCGACTGAAACAGGCATACAGTGAGGCGGGCCTTGCCAATGCGATGCGATGGACGGTTCAGCGGCTTCAGGGGTATTACGACTACAACGATGGCCGGGAGGCCGAGGTGGTCGAGGCACAGGTGGAAGCCTTTGAAGCGGGCAATGAGGAGATTGAGGACCCCCGCTGCGTCATGAGCTACTACGTGCGGCTTGCGTACCAGCGCATCCAGGAGCAGATCGACACCAGCCCCATCTACCAGGAAAAGGGCATGGTGACGCGAGGCATTTTTCTGAACAAGCAGAAGCGTCTGGGCGGCTATCAGGACAAGCAGGAGACCCGACAGGACATCAGCGTGAACGTGACCTTCGGGGACGGCGTGGACGCAAGCGACTTCAAGTGAGGAGGCGGCAAGGTGAACGGTCTGATTTTGGTTTTATCCCTGATCTGCGGCGCGGCCAGCATGGGCGCTGCCGTATGCGCAGTGCTGATTTTGCGGCTGCTGCGTGAGATCAAAGCCACCTCCCCCACCGAACCGGAGAAGCCGGAGGCTGAGGAACCTACGGACCGGCAGAAAAGCGTGGAACAGGGCATTGACAACCTGATGACCTACGACCTGAACACCATGAAAGCCAGCCTGAAGGGGCGGGAGGTGTGATATGGCGGTTACGGTACAGCAGATTTTCGACATCGCCATCCACCTGATGGATTCCCAGAACGAATCCACCGGCTCCACGGACACGGCGGACACCAAGGAATACCGGCTGCGGACCGTTTCTCTGCTGAACAGCGTTTTAGACCGGGCATTTCCGTACAGCGACAACTACCGGGACGCTTTGGAGGCGGCGGGCGGCAAGCGGCCTATCTGCCCCAAGGTGACGGAGATGGCGGACGAGGTGGCGCTGGATGAGCGGATCTGCACCGGGGCGCTGCCCTACGGGCTGGCAGGTCTGCTGCTGCTGGAAGAGGACCCCAGTAGAGCCAACTTTCTGTGGCAGACGTTTCTGGAACAGTTGGAACTGTGCCGCCAGAGCCTGCCCAGCGTGATCGGCGACGTGGAAAACCTCTACGGAGGCATTGAACACGGGGAGTTTGGAGCATGGTGGTAGATGGGACGTGGGTCTACCGCTGCCCTATCTGCGGGAAAGCGCTTCAGCATATCGAACCGGGCAGTGTGATCTACAACACGCCCATTTACTGCCGAAGATGCAAGGTGAGCCACTACCCCACCATTTTTGAGGGGCGGGAGCTGGATACAGACGTCCCCTTCCCTCTGAAAACCGAATAAAAACGAGAGCCCAACGAGGCCATGAGAGCGGCGAAAGCCGTTTCTTGTGGTCTCGTTTTTGTTTTGTCAGCAAAGCCAGACCAGGCTTTGGAAATACAAAAAACCGGCCAGACCAGGCCGGGGAAAGAGGCAAATATGTTCGAAAACACGAACCAGATCCCCGAACAGGAGCCCGAAACTACGGACGCCTTTTTGGATGGCTGGGACGGCGAAGCAGAAGCAGCGGCAGACCAGCCGGAAGTGGACGCAGAGCCGATGGAGACTGGCGAGGAAACGCCTGCCGAGGACCCAAGTGAGAGCGTGGAGACGCCGGAAGAGGGCACCGATCTTCCCGCAGACGCGGAACAGGCAGCCCAGACGCAGCAGACCGAGACAGAGACCGTGGACGCACGGCCCCAGACATGGGAGCTACGGCACATGGGCGAGGTGCGGCAGGCCAACGAAGCGGAAATGGTGGCACTGGCCCAGAAGGGCATGGACTATGACCGAATCCGCAGCCAGTATGACGAGTTTAAGCCTGTGATGGAGATGGTCAACCGCTTTGCGAACCAGCAGGGGTTGAACACCAAGGACTACATTTCCATGCTCCGGACGCAGGCAAAGCAGGCCGAGGGCCTGAGTGAAGCGGACGCGCGGCGCTCCGTGGAGCTTGAGGACCGGGAGGCCGTTGTGGCCGTCGCAGAAGCAGAGCGGCAGGCCCAGCAGGACGCCATGGCGCAGGCCCAGCGGGCCGAGGCCGAGGCGGCAAGCCGCCGACAGGCGGACATTCAGGAATTTCAACAGACATTCCCCGAGGCAGCAAAGGACCCCAACAACATTCCCCCCCAAGTCTGGGCAGACGTGCGGAACGGATCTTCTCTGGTAGCCGCCTACGCCCGGTACGCCGTGCAGCAGGCGCGGCAGGACGCGGCAGACGCCAAGCGGGAGACCGCCTCTGTACAGCAGAACCAGCGGAACGCGGAGCGCTCCACCGGCAGCATGAGAAGCGCCGGTGATGGGCTGAAGTCTAAGGACCCGTTTCTGGAGGGCTGGGGGGACTAAGCCTTTGCATCGCCGGGGAGACCGACGAAAGAGAGGTTTTGAACCATGGCTATCAATTACGCCGTTAAATACGCAACCAAGATCGCGGAGGCTTTCTCTAAGCCTTCTATCACCGACGACGATGCCGGTAAGGCATACACCTGGACCGGCCCCAACAGCAAGACCATTGTCGTTGGCAGTGTGGACACCGTGCCGGAGACCGAGTACACCAACACCGGCGACAACCGATTCGGCACCACCTATGACCTGGGCGACACTCAGCAGGAGATGACCTGCGAGCAGAAGCCCGCCTTCTCCTTCACCATCGACGCGGTGGATCAGACGGATCAGGCCATTGAGAAGTCCGCTTCCCGCGCCCTGCGGCGTCAGCTGGAGCAGCGGACCACCCCCAACATGGACCGCCACCGCATCAAGAAGTGGGTGATGGGCGCTAATATCCAGCGTCAGGAGACAACCGCCCCCACCAAGAGCACCATCGGCGGCCTGATTATTGACCTGAACGCCGATATGACCAACGCCCTGGTGCCCATGGAGAACCGCACCCTGTACATTGCCACCAGCTATTACAAGCTGCTGAAGCAGGATCCCGCCTGGCTGGGCACCGAGAGCCTTGCCAAGGAGGCCCTGACCAGAGGCGTGGTGGGCCAGTACGACGGCTGCCGGGTGAAGAACATCCCCGACCGCTATATGCCCGCCGGCGTGTACTTCTTCATCAAGTGGAAGGGAAGCACCGTGGACCCCGTGAAGCTGGCGCAGTACGACATTTTGCCCAAGGTGAAGGGCTATTCTGGACCCGTGGTGCAGGGCGTGACCTACTATGACAGCTTCGTGCTGGGTGCCAAGGGCGACGGTGTTGCCGTGTGCGGCAACGCTGCCATTCTGGCCGCACCCGTGATGTCTATTACCGGCCATGCCGTCAGCATCACTGCCGTGTCCGGTGTGGTGTTCAAGTACACCACCGACGGCACCAACCCCCGGTACTCCAACACCGCCCAAATCTACACCGCTGCTGTGACCCTGACCGCCGGTCAGACCATGCGGGCTGTGGCCACCAAGGACGGCTGCGTGGGCATTGAGGGCACCAAGGATTACGAGTGATCTCATGGGAGGGGGCTGCGGCCCCTTCCCGCCTATATGGACGGAGCGGGTGCATGAACCCGGCCCGTCCGCCAGATATAAGGAGCGATTATGCCTCGATATAAACAGACAGCAGGCGGAACGGTACAAGTGGATTTGGGGACGCTGAACCCCAAACAGAAGCAGTTCTGCCAGTCCCGGAGCCGGTACACGGCTTACGGCGGTGCCAGAGGCGGCGGCAAGACACACGTTCTGCTGCGGAAGGCGGCAGGCGGCGCGCTCACCTACTCCGGCATCAAGATCCTGATCGTGCGCCGGGAGTACCCGGAATTGGAGCAGAACATCATTCTGCCCATGCAGAAGCTGATCCCGCCGGAGGTGGGCAGCTACAACGGCAGTATGCGCATGATGTTTTTCTGCAACGGCAGCATTATCAAGTTCGGCCACTACGGAGCGGGGGACGATCAGGAATATCAGGGACTTGAATTTGACTGGATCTTCATGGAGGAGGCCACCCAGTTCTCAGAATCCCAGTTCCGCACGCTGGGCGCGTGTTTGCGCGGCGCGACGAAGTTTCCCCGGCGGATGTACCTGACCTGCAACCCCGGCGGCATCGGCCACCTGTGGGTAAAGAGGCTGTTCGTGGATCGGGAATACCGGGAGGGGGAAAAGGCCAAGGATTACACCTTTATCCCCGCCACGGTGGACGATAACCCCCAGCTTTTGGAGGCGTCCCCGGAGTACAAGCAAATGCTGGACCTACTGCCGGAGGATGTGCGGCGGGCGTGGCGCTACGGCGATTGGAACGCCATGGCAGGCACGTTCTTCCCGGAGTTCCGGCGGGAGACCCATGTGATCACGCCCTTTGTGCGGGTGCCCCAGGAGTGGAAGAAATACCGGGCGTTCGATTATGGTCTTGATATGTTCGCCTGCCTTTGGGTGGCGGTGGACTTTGAGGGGCGGGCCTATGTGTACCGGGAGGTACAGCAAAGCGGCCTGATCGTCAGCGAGGCGGCAAAGCTGGCAATTGCCCTGACGCCGCCGGAGGAACACATTGAGTTCACCATTGCCCCGCCGGATATGTGGAACCGGCAGAAGGACAGCGGGCGGAGCATGGCAGAGATTTTTGCACAGAACGGATTAGGGCTGCTGAAAGCCAGCAATAACCGCGTTCAGGGCTGGATGGCCGTCAAGGAGCTGCTGAAGCCCATGAAGAGTGACACGGACCGGCCCGGACTACTGGTGACGGAAAACTGCGTGGGCCTGATCCGCAATCTGCCCTCCATCCAGCATGACGAGAAAAACCCGTCGGACTGCGCCACGGAGCCCCACGAGATCACCCATATCTGCGACGCTGCCCGGTATTTCTGCGTGACCCGCGTTTTGGGCGCTCAGAAAACCGTGGAGAAGATCGTGGACGATTTCGACGAGGGCGAGGACTACGATGACGTGATGACGGGCGGGGAAATGACCGCCGGTTATCTATCATACGGATAAAGGAGGCCCGGACGATGGCTCAAATCACATCCAGCAACGATATTCAGGTGTTGAAGATTCGCCAGTTTCTGGGCCTGAACGAGAACCCGGACGGGGATACCAAGATCAAGAACGGCGAAATGAGCAAGATGCGGAACTTCCGCGTGACGCGGGAGAAGCACTTGCAGCTCCGCCCCGGCACCAAGACAGTCCTGAACCTGAAAACGGCATGGGATGCATGGTGCGCGGAGAGCGGCCACACGGCCCCCACAGAGAGCCCTGTTTTCTCCGGGGCGTGGGAGGGCGTGGTAGACAGCAAGCAGCGGACCCTTGCCGCCTTCGGCGGGCTGATCTTCTCTCTGGACCCGGCGGCGCTTACCGTCAAAGTGGTAGGCCAGTGCACACAGGACCAGACCTCGTTCTTTGGCTTTTCCAACAAGGTCTATCTGCTGAACGGCCATGAGTACATGAGCTGGGACGGCAAGGAGGACAGCAGCTTTGCGGCGGTGGAGGGCTATATCCCCACAGTGATGAACGCCACCACGCCTGCGGGCGGCGGGTTTCTGCTGGAAAACGTAAACCGGCTGACGGGCAAGCGAAAGGTGCTATATTCCCCGGACGGCAAGGAGACGGTTTTCCACATCCCGGAAAAGACAGTGGATGAGATCATCTCCGTGAAGATTGGAGACACGGCACAGACTTACACCTCTGACCTGAAGGCACGGACCTTCACCATTACCCCCGCCCCAGCCGCCGGGACCAACACACTGGAGCTGGTCTACCGCAGCGGCAACGGAGAACGGGCGCAGGTGACTGGGATGCGCTTCTCCGAGCTTTACAACGGCCAGACGGACAGCCGCGTGTTTCTCTACGGAGACGGCACTAACAAGACCATTTACTCCGGGATTGATTCCACCACGGGTAAGCCATCGGCGGAATACTTCCCGGATCTGTACGAGGCAGAGGTGGGCGAGGCCAACACGCCCATCACCGGCATGGTGCGCCATTACGCACGGCTGGTGGTATTCAAACAGGACGCCACCTACTCCATGAGCTATTCCACACTGGTAACGGCTACGGATGTTACCACGGCGGCGTTCTACGTGACCCCTGTCAACCGGCAGTTCGGCAACAAGGCTCCGGGACAGGTGGACATTCTGGAGAACAACCCACTGACGCTGGACGATCAGGCGGTGTATCGGTGGCGGAGCGTATCTACCGGCGGCAATATCACCTTTGACGAGCGGAACGCGGAACGGATCTCCGACCGGGTAGAGGTGACGCTGCAAGGCTTTGACATGGCAGAAACCCGGACCTTCAACCGAAAATCGGCGCAGGAATACTGGTGGATGTACGGAGACAAGGCGCTGATCCTGAACTACGGCGCGGACGCATGGTATCTCTATACCGGACTGAGCTTCCGGGCCATGGTGGAGGTTGGGCTGGAGACCTACGGCTTCCGGCCCGACGGCGGCGTGGTGCATCTTTCCCGGCAGTACCGGAACGATGACGGCAAGGACATTGACGCCTACGCAGCTACCGGCTCCATGGATTTTGACCGGGACTGGGTGCTAAAGTACAGCCCGCTTATTTTCGTGGCGATCCAGCCGGAGAGCAACGCCCGTGTGCATGTGACGGTGGAGACCAACCGCCGCAGCGACTACCCGGAGAAAACCGTATCCTCCGGCCTGACCACCTTTGCCCATGCGGATTTCGCCCACTGGTCTTTCGGCACCAACCGAAAGCCGCAGGTACGGCGGGTAAAGATGAAGGTGAAGAAGGCCACCTTCTACAAGCTGGTATTCAAGAGCAAATCGGCATCGTCTACCGCAACGGTTCTGGAGACGGATGTGCAGCTCCGCTATACCGGGAATGTGAAATAAAGGGGTGAACCCATGAGCAAACAGACGATGACCCCGGAGCGGGTCGGTAAGGAATACAGCGCGGGGATCAGCTTCAACAGCGGCATTGACCTCTATGACTGCGTGGAGACCAACGAAAATTTCTTCATCGGGAAGCAGTGGGAGGGTGTGCAGAGCAACGGACTCCCAACCCCCGTATTTAACTTCTTGAAGCGGGTGGTACTGTTCTCCGTGGCGAATATCTCCACGGATAATCTGAAACTGTGGGCGCGGGCCATGTCCTCCAGCGGGGAGCGGAATACGCAGACCTTGGAGCTGGTGGCGGATATTCTCAACGATCAGTTCGCGTCCATCTTTGAGCACAACAGCATCGGCGGGCGCATCCGGGAGTTTACCAGAAACGCCGCCGTGGACGGTGACGGCTGTATGTATACCTATTGGGACGATACGGCGGAGACCGGACAGGCCAGCAAGGGGGCCATCCGCACGGAGGTCCTGATGAATACGCAGGTCCTGTTCGGCAATCCCAATAACCGGGACGTACAGAGCCAGCCCTACATCATTCTGGAGCGGCGGATGCTGCTGAGTGAAGCCCGGAAGCGGGCCAAGCGGTACGGCAAAGACCCGGACGAGATCCAGCCGGACAACAAGGACTGCGGAAACAACTATATGGATTCCATGAGCGGCAGCGGGAACAAGGTGACGGTGCTGCTCCGGCTGTGGAAGGATGACGAGACAGGCACTGTCCATGCCTACGAGTGCACCCGGCAGGCAGAGATCCGGGGCAATCTGGACCTCGGTATCAAGCTGTATCCCCTGACGTGGATGAACTGGGACTATGTGCAGGACTGCTATCACGGACAGGCCATGATCACCGGCCTGCTCCCGAACCAGATCTTTGTAAACAAGCTGTTCGCCATGTCCATGATCTCCCTTATGACGCTGGCCTATCCGAAGGTGGTATATGATTCCACCAAGGTAGCCAAGTGGACGAACAAGATCGGCGGGGCTATCCCGGTGAACGGCAGTGTGGAGGGCGTGGCGAAGATCATTGACCCGGCCAGCATCTCCCCACAGATCAGCCAGTTTATTGATATTGCCATCAGCTACACGCAGAAGTTCCTCGGCGCATCGGACGTGGCGCTGGGCGATACCCGCCCGGACAACACCTCCGCCATCATCGCCTTGCAACGGGCGGCGGCAACCCCCATGGAGCTGACGAAGCAGAACCTTTTGCAGAGCATTGAGGATCTGGGCCGCATCTACATGGAGTTCATGGGCGAATACTACGGAGAACGGTATGTGGAGATCTCCAACCCCTATGACAACAGCAAATTGGTGGTCCCCTTTGACTTCTCCATCCTGAAGGAGATCCCCTTTACCATCGGACTGGACGCGGGCGCGGCTTCCTATTGGAGCGAGATCGCGGCCATGCAGACGCTGGACAACCTTCTGATGCAGGGTAAGATCTCCACGGTGGAGTATCTGAAGCGTCTGCCCGCCGGACAGATCACCGACAAGGAGGCGCTGATCCAGACCCTCCAGCAGCAGGAGCTTGCCATGATGGGCGGCGGTCAGCCGGAAGCAGAGGGCGAACAGCCTGTTGCTCAGGAAGAAAACGTCCCCATTCGGGGCGGGGCCGGATACGGCCAGTTACAGCGGAAAATCAACGAGACAGGCGAAGTGCCAAAAACGGAGGTAGGTGCTTAAATGGAGAAGCGATTGACAGCGGACCTGAACGTGGTAGCTAACTCCAATCTGGAGATCCAGCTGCTGGACGGCAATCTGAATATCATTCAGAAGCTGGATGACGAGCCGAACGACGTAGGCGGTCTGACCAGTGCGGAGCTAAAAGCCAAGTTCGACGAATCCGGCAACATTATCAAAAAGTACATCAATGAGACCCTGATCCCGGCAGTGCTGACGGATGACGCCACGGAAGAAAGCCGCAAGCAGGCGGAAGCGGCGCGTGTCGCGGCAGAGCAGGGGCGCGTGACCGCCGAGGAAGGCCGGGTATCTGCGGAAACAGCACGGGCAGCGGCGGAGCAAGCCCGGTCCGAGGCCGAAGCCTCCCGCGTGTCCGCCGAAAACGCGAGAGCGGCGGCGGAGACGGCCAGAGCCGACGAAACCGCCGGGATCGTAGCCCGGGCAACCGAACAGGCCAACGCGGCGGCGGGCAGCGCGTCCCAAGCCGCAGGCAGTGAGCAGAGCGCCAAGGATGCGGCGGGTACGGCCACCGGCGCGGCAATCTCCGCCAGCCAGTCGGAAACGGCGGCATCCGGCTCCGCGTCTCAGGCCAGCGCGGCAGCGGCGGCGGCGGCTGGAAGCGCCGCAGGCGCAGAGACTGCCAGCAAAACCGCTCAAAGCTGGGCCGTAGGCGGAACCGGCACCAGACCCGGGGAGGACACGGACAACGCCAAGTATTGGGCAGAGAAGGCACAGGCAGTTGTGGGCGGTGACTTCGCTACCAAGGTGGAGGCGCAGGGCTATGTAACGGCGCATAATGAGAGCAACGTCGCCCACTCGGACATCCGAAAGGCGCTGGAAGGCAAGGCGGCGGCCACACACGCCAGCCAGCACGGGAAGGATGGGGCGGATCCCATTACCCCTGCGGCCATCGGCGCTGCATCGCTGGGCGCGGACGGCAAGGTGCCTGCAAGCCAGTTGCCGGAAACTAACACATATACCAAGGATGAAATACTCAAAGATGCCACGGCTGCCAAGTTTGGCAAGGATACCGGCGCTGTGCCGGATGAGGTGCTGGATGTGCTGAGCAAGAGCGTATTGGAGGGCACCTATCCGGTTGTAGATGTGTACGCGGGACAGAATTGGGAAAAGGGCACTGTGCCCAACGTCAGCGGGTCCGTGTGGCAGCAAATTGCGGTTGCAAACAACATCCTTTTTTCGTTCCCAATCAGCGGTACAACCGCAGTCATGTCAACGGACGGAAAAACATGGACAACACTTACGATCCCAACTGTATCGGGTGGTTATAACTATGGTGGTAGACACAGAATTGTGTATGTGGGTGACACATATTATCTTCTGATACCCATTACATCAAGCCCATACAAGGCAATTATTTATGCTACGCAAAATCTGTCTACATGGACTTTAAAGTGCACGCTATCGCTAACTAACATTGCGTACGACCTGTTTTACAGCAATTATCTGAGCAAATTTGTCCTTATCGACATATACGGCAAGGTGTATTTGAGCAGCGATGCGGAAAATTGGGAAAGCACATACAGCCTCGGAACGTCAGCGTCAAGCCATCCAACGTTTAACAATGGCATTGACGGTCCCGATGGCTTCTATATTGCAGTCCCCGTCTCCAAAAAAATTCAGGTCTTTAAGCTCAAATCTGATAGTTTTGAAACGGTTTTTACGTCTGCGGACCTGTCAAACACAATCGAAAACGTTGCTTTTGTAAAATTTAAAGGAAAATATTTTGTGTATTCCGCGTATGGCATAGCGCACAGCGAGGACCTAAAAGCGTGGCAGTTGTCCGACGCAAATTATCAATCGAGCAGCGCAAATGTTACAACCATTACGCAGCAGCTTGCGTGCAGCGATGTCAATGTGCTCATTAAATTTGGCCTTGAGTCTCTTGTGAGCTTCGATGGACTTAATTTTAAACGCATTACGGATAGCGTGTCATCGCAGCAGGGGAGCATGGCATACATTAACGGCGTTTTCTGCTTCCATTCGCAAGGCGCTCCGTCCGCAATCAATCCTTATTACACCCCCGACACCACATTTAAGGACGAGCCGGGGCTGGTAGATGTGCTTGGAAATATGGTCAATATCCCATTAAAGCAAATTGCGGGGGCGGCAAGTATCGAGATCGGAACGTATACGGGCACCGGCGGATATGGCTCGTCGCATAGTCGGGCACTTGTTTTTGCTAAAAAGCCAATAATTGTTTTTGTGTTCCAGATTGAGGCAATGACAAACAATTACGATGGCGGCTTGTGTATACTGTTTCCGTCCGCCGAAAAAATGGCAATATACGGGACAAACTCATTTACAACCTCCGAGAATATATTTAGCGCACAAGACCTCGCTGTATCAGCAAGCGGCGCAAATATAACCTTAAAGTGGACCCCCGTTAGAGATATTTACGTCGGGGCGATGTGTAACAAAGCTAAAAAATATGGCTATGCTGCTTTTTTTAGTGAGGAAGGGTAAAAAATGCGAATTATTGAGATCACGCCGCTGGACAACGGCGCACACAACAACCAGACCTCCAATGCCATCATGACCCCGCCTCCCGGCTGGGCGGAGATACCGGCGGGTATGGCCGTGCCGGAGACGTTCCCGTTTGTTGACATCGAGGTGGAGGGCAATGTTGTGGTCAAGATGACTGCTGGGACGGTGCCGGAGCCGGAGCCTGAGCCAACGCCGGAGCCGACGCAGCTTGACCGCATCGAGGCGCAGAGCGCCTACACCGCCATGATGACCGGCACACTTTTGGAGGGCTGATATGAGAGACAAAATCGCAAAATGGTACGCGCAGGGCCTCTGGACGGAGGATATGGTACGTACAGCCGTGAAAAAGGGCGTTATCACCGAGGCCGAGGCGGAGGAAATTTTGGGCGAGAAAAAGCCGGAGGTTTAATCCTCCGGCAGGACCCACAGATACAAATGAAACCGGCTGAGTAAGCCGTAAAAATTGAAAGGAGAAACACTATGAAGAAGAAGTTTGCCGAGATCATCAACGAGGGCAAGAAGAACGGCGAGAGCATCGAGGTTATCAACACCAAGCTGAAGGAGGCCGGTGCCAACTTCCATTTAAACCCCGACGGTGGTATCGCCGGTTGGTCTGAGAAGGAAATGGCCGAGGGCTTCATCCCCGCAGAGACCGAGCCGGAGGACGTGAAGCATCTCCGTGACATCATGCGGTACAAGCCGGAGCTGGCGGGCCAGACCATGACCGTGACCGTTGCCGAGGGCCGCTATGAGGTGACCTACAACGCCAACGGAAACCCGGTAAAGGCCGTGCGGGTGAACCACTGAAGCACTGTGCAGGGAGGGCAAAAGCTATGAACGCAGTACATATTAAAAATCTGATTCTGGCGGCGCTGGCAACAACCGGCTCTGTCATCGCACAGGCTTTGGGCGGCTTGGATATGGCGCTGAAAGTGCTGATCTGCTTTATGGTGCTGGATTACGCCACGGGCTGGCTGGTGGCGGCGATCTGGCACAAGTCCGGGAAGAGCAGCACCGGGGCGCTGAGTTCCGATGCAGGCTTCAAGGGTCTCGCGAAGAAGTGCGTAGAACTGGCGCTTGTCTGGATGGGGGCGCTGTTAGACCAAGCTACATCCAGCGACTTTGTGAGAGACGCGGTTTGTATGTTCTTCATCGCCAATGAGGGATTGAGTATTTTAGAGAACACGGCCATTATGGGCGTTCCCTACCCGGCCTTTGTAAAGAATATGCTGGACGCCATCCGGCAGGCCAGCGACGAGGGCAAGCAGGAGGCCGGGACATGATGACGAGAGCGGGCACAGTCCCGCTCTCCGACCTCCAATTTTTGAAAATCTATTTCAATAAGCGGCGTCTCCGCTCCACCACGGCCAACCTGAAGAAGATGCTGGCGGAGGCGGGCGGGGACGCTATCTGCAATGGCTCCATTTTCCTGCGGAACCAGACCCCGGCCTGCCATTTAAAGGCAGACGGTAAAGTTTACAAGGCCCCCAATTACCGGGCATGGGCCATCAGCTGGGACACCCCGGCAGACTTCGGCGTGAAAACCGTGCCCAACAGCGACGCAAACTACATGGAGTGCGTTCACCTCATCATCGACGGCAAGAAGATCAGCCCTATCCACTGCGGGGCGGACATGAAGTACAAAGCCCCGCGAACGGCCATCGGCACCAAGGATGGGCGGTTCGCCTACTACGTGAGCCGTGACCGGCGGACACCGGAACAGCTCCGTGACCTGCTGGCCGCGTCCGGCTGGGACAACGCCATTATGATGGACGGCGGCGGGAGCACCTGCTTCATGGATCCGACGGGCAAGGGCTTTACCGGGGACGGGCGGGTGATCCCGTTCTTCCTGGTGTGGAAACTGAAAAGCGGGGATGCGTGTGAGCCGGAAGGAGAGAAACCTATGGTAGAGATCAACGCCTATTCCAAGGCGAAGGACGGCAGCAAAAAGCTGTCCACAAACTTTACAGTGAAAGAATTTGCCTGCAAGGATGGCTCCGATGCCGTTCTGGTAGCCCCCCGGCTGGTGATGGTCTTGCAGAGCATCCGCAGTCACTTTGGCGTTCCGGTGGTCATTCACAGTGCCTACCGGACGCCGCAGTACAATGCCAAGGTGGACGGCGCAGAGCACAGCCAGCACTGCTACGGCACGGCGGCGGACATCACCGTGAAAGGACAGACCCCGGCGCAGGTAGCGGCCTACGCAAGAGAGCTGATGCCGGACTGGGGTGGCGTTGGCGTATACAGTCAGAAGGGCTTTACCCACATCGACGTGCGGGAGGTCCGGGCCGACTGGAACGGATAAGGAGGGCCAAGTATGGCAGGGTACTACGATAAAAACAAGGACTACTCCAAGGAACTTCAGCGGACGGACCTGTCTGCCTCCGAGCGGGACCGGCTGACCCAGGAGCGGCAGAATAAGATCGACGATAAGTACGGCGGCAGAGAGCCGAACATGATCGGCTCCGACAAGACGTATTCTCAGACCTACGGCGGGTCCAGCAACCGGGGGAACAGCGGAAGTTCCGGCGGCAGCTCTCAGGGGACCTTTGGAGGGTATACCTACGACCGCAAGGACAATGGCGGCGGCATCTACGGGACGCCCACCAGCAATTCCGAGGTAAAGAACTACAAGCAAAACGGCGTATCGTACCGGGTCGGCGCGGACATGAGCCGCCGCGAAGATCTGGCGAACCGGTATCAGGTGTCCAACGGCTATACCGTGTTCTATGACGATAACGGCTATGCCTACAAGGCGGTGAAGGGCGCGGCGGACTACACCCCCCATCAGGACATCAACGCCGGGAACGGCAGCTATGGAAAGAGCGGTGCGTGGACGGACAACGAAATGATGTCCGCACTGGACCGCTCCAAGATCACGGACATCCGCAACCGGCTACAGCGGGGCGAGATCACCGGCGATCAGGCGAACCAGGCGGCAAACGCCATCCGTGCCGGATATGGCTACACCATCGACAAGAACGGCTATGTGACAGACAGCGGCGCTCTCGCCGGCGTAAATGACCTGCGCAGGCGGCTGGGGCTTTCCACCGGCCCAGAGAGTGCAGAGCTTGACTATTATCGGTATCTCATGGGGACGGACACCTCCCCCGCCGCACAGGCCAGCGGCAAGGTGCAGTCTTTCGGGGACTATCTGGCGGCAAATGGCGGCGTGCAGGCTGGGACCTCCGGCTATGGCACACCGGCGTACAGCCAGCAGCGGGTCACGGACATCAATGCAGGGAGCGTGCCGACGCAGAACTCCGGCGCCGCGCAGACCGGCGTGAGCTTTGACATTGGGGACGGCAGCGACTACTTAAAAGAGCTGTACGCCAAGAAGGTGGCGGCGGAGCTGGCGGCGCTGAAATCCGCTTACGAGCAGAACACCGCCACACTGGACGCCAGCCGTGCGCAGATCGCGCCGGTGTACGACATTGCCCGGAACAGTGCGGCCAACCAGAACGCCTTGAGCCGGGGCAGATTTCAGGAGATGGCGGTGGCAAACGGCCTGAACACCGGCACCACCGGACAAGCGGCGCTGGCACAGGACGTTGTGCTCCAGCAGAACCTATCCCAGATCGACCGGGAGCAGGCGGAAAAGACGGCGGCTATCGACCTCCAGCGGAGCCAGCTTGACACAGAGTACCGAAACGCCATTGCCAAGGCAGAGGCCACGGGAGACGCGGAGCTGGCAAACGCCCTGTATGATGAATACGTCCGGCAACAGAACTTCTACGCCAAGTACGGCGGGCAGACCGGCGGCTCCGGCTCCGGTTCTTCCGGCGGCAGCGCCGTAGTAAAGCCGACGCTGACTGCCAGTCAGGTACAGTCCGCGCTGAAAAACGGCATCGTGACGGATGACGTGATCTCCGCTTTCGATTACTACTACGGGCAGGGGGCCTACGATTCTCTGTACGGCACCGGCAAGCTGACCTCCGGCGGGTCCTCCAGCGGCTCCACCTCCGGGGCCAAGAAGGGCAGCTACTCCAACGGCTCCCTGACCAATCAGCAGGTGAAGCAGCTCCAGAAATACTACGGCGTGTCTCAGGACGGCAAGTGGGGGGCCAACTCAAAGAAGGCCGCAGGCGGCCTGACGGCTGATAAGGCATGGGCGAAGTATCAGGGGAGCAGCGGAAGCAGCACCGGCAGCATGACGCAGGGCGCTTTCATAGCGTCGGCCACCAGCCTGAACACGGATCTGAGTAACGGCAATGTGGACCGGGCATACAACTGGCTTACCAAGAACTATGGAAAGCTCTCCGCCAGCCAGAAGCAGGAGGTCCAGAACCTGCTGGCACAGTACGGGATTTCTTACTGAGAGGTGCACCAGTATGGCAAAAACACTAAGCGGATTTAAGGTAATTGGCGATACCTCCAAAATCGGAGCAGGCAGCAAAAAAGGAAGCGCGGGGCAGACAAGCCCCACGCCTTCTTCCAATGGGAGCAGCCGGACGCTTGGAGGCTTCAAGGTCATTGGCGACACCTCGAAAATCGGGGCAAAGGCCACCGCAAAGACCACACAGCAGACCGGCGCACAGAGCGCCACCCTTACTCAAAGCACCACCCGCTACCCGCAGCCCATGGACAATGTAGGGAGGCAAACAGGGACCAACAGCCGCTTGCTTGCGGACACGAAGCAAAGCGGGACACTCATCCCATTTCTTGATAACGGGCGCGTGGGGAAGGTAATCTCCGGTGCAGCGAAGTCCACCGGCTCCGCCTACGCAAATCTGGGCGGCGTGCTGGCGGAGGGGGCCGGGAAGCTGAATACCCGGATCGCCAACCAGAACGCCGGGGCTTCCCTGCAAAGCGACCATGACGCGGTGGAGCGGTACGAGAAGATGCTCCGGGACGTGAAGTGGGCCAACGGCAAGGCCATGACGGCGGCGGACGTGAAGCAGGTGCAGGGCTACCTTTCTGCCGCAAAACGCCGCATCGCGTCCCACGAAGGCTATACCAAGGCGGTGGAGCGGTCCGACAAGGCAGTGGCGGACAAGGCATATCAGAAGGCGGACCGTCTGTCCCAAAGCTCCGCAGAGGACGTGGCACAGGCCAAGGAAGGGCTGGGTCCGGTGGGCCAGTTCGCCGTGGATCTGGGCGTTCAGGGCGTGCAGATGGCGGGGGACGTGGCGGCCAGCGCCGTGATCCCCGGAGCCGGTCTCGCTCTGATGACGGCCCGGTCTGCCGGAAGCAGCGCCCAACAGGCCAGACAGGCCGGGGCCAGCTATGACCAGCAGCTTGCCTACGGACTGGGCAGCGGCGCGCTGAGCCTTGCCACGGAGAAGATCAGCAACGTGGCAGACCCCTTCAAGAAGGCGTTTGGCGGCGGCGTTCTGGACAAGGCCATCAGCGGTGCGCTTGCCAAAATGAATAACAGCGCGGCGGGCCGTGTAGCCCTCTCCATGATCTCCGAGGGCGGTGAGGAATTTATCGAAGATATTTTCCAGCCCGTCTTGCAGCGGGCCACCTATGACCCCTCTGCCCGGTTCGATCTGAGCGAGGCGCTGTATGACGCGGCGGTGGGTGCTGCCATGGGCGGCATCGGCGCAGGCGTTGACGTTATCCGACAGCGTGGAAGCAGTCAGGCGGACGCACAGCCTACGCAGGAGGCACGCCCAGAGGTGCGGGAGGGTATTGATACCCCCACCCCCGCAAACGCCGCAGAGGGCACGCAAAACGCCGCCTCCGGGGTGGAAGCGGCGGAGAATATTCGGGTGGGTCAGGCGACTACCATCAAGAAGCCTTACAAGGGCGAAGTGCCTACCCAGGCCCAGCGGCAAAACACAGCACCGGTGCAGGTGAGCAGCGAAGCCCTGACCCGAGCGCAGAACAGTATTGCCGGGGCGCGGGGGCTGGAATTTTCCCTTCCGGGACAGAGCTTTAAGAGTACGCTGAAGAACGTCTACAAGAGCATCTTCAAGCCTGCAAAGGGCGTTGTTGTAGAGGGAACCTCTTTCGGCGGACAGCCCTACGCGGTAGACATCAATAACAACGTGCCCGGAAAGGTTATCAGTGACCCAAATTTGACAGCCGAAAAGCTGTCCGTATTGGGAAACTTGACGGAAATCGTGCAAAATGGGGAGTATGTTGGCAGCGGTGAATATGTTCCCCACGGGGCAAAGACCAAGAAGACTGTTCGTTACGATTATTTTGAAACCCCCGTTGAAATCAATGGCAAACAATATATTGCCTCGTTTGATGTGGAAGTTGAACCAAATGTCAACAACTATCGGACGCATAAGCTAATAAAAATGGACTTGAATGAAGTTTCCGGCCCTGACGTAGGTCCAGCACCTACCGCGACGGAAACTCATTCAAGCCCTGTTGAGGGTACGCGTCCCCTCAATGCTAATGATAGCATAGCACAAGGGGCGGAAAATGTCAAGAACGGGGGAAGCCGGGACATTCTCTCTGAAATCCTGTTTGGGAAGAATCGGGCGGATATGGACGTCCTGACGCCAGAGCAGCAAAACGCCATATATCAGGCAAATGAAGCCGGAACCGTTGGCATGGACGCCACCGGCAAGGTGTTCCAGATCGACCCGGAGCAGCATATCGACCGGCGGCGGATGGAGACGGTGGGCGGCAGAGACGTAAACGCCTTCCAGTTCGACCACCCGGAGCTGCATCACTATTATCAGGAAGCGGCCAACGCCCTGATCGCGGATGCGGACCTCTCCCTCCAGCAGCCCATGAGCCGCCGTTATGAGCGAACCATGGAGGGTAACACCGTTCAGCAGGCGGCGCAGACCTCGCCACACCTGCGTCAGGCCATGGATGAAACCGGGCTTTCCCGTGACGCCATTATCGACGCAGCCCAGCGGATCATCACCGATCAGGGGCAGGAGAATGTGGCGGCGGCCAAGCGGGTGGAGCTGATTCTGGATGATATGCTCTCCCACGGCTACACCACCATGACCGGCGAACAGGTAGGGCCCAACAGCGGGTATCTAACCGCCAAGCAGGGCATTTTGGGGGCCGGAGAGGTGGAGGCCAGAGGTCATGGGCTGGATGGGATTGACGGATTTGACGGTCTTGGCAACGCAGACGCCGGGACGGTGAACACCGACTTTGACCGGATGCAGGCCCGGAGCGAGGAGTTCCACCCGGTCAATCCAAACAGTGCGGAGCGGGTGCAGAATGACCAGCGCCGCGCCCCTTCCGAAGTCCCCGTTGTGAACCCTGACACCGGGCGGAACGTGGAGAAAACGGTCTCCACCATTCTCAATAGCCCCTTGACCTCCCCGGAGATGGCGACCGTGTATGAAAACGCCATTGCCGGCGGCGCGTTCGACTATGACGTGGTGACGGACCGGAGCGCCGTGCAGCAGGCGCAGGCCAAGATCGCGCGGGACGGCTGGCGTGAGGTGGCGAACAGCTTCATTGCCAAGGCGGAGCTGGGACAGCGGATCACCAAGGCGGACACCGCCGAGGCTATCAGCGCCTACAACCTTGCCATTTCCGAAGGAGACCACAAGGCCGCCTTTGAGCTGGCAACGGCCATTGCGGACGCGGCTCACGACAGCGCACAGATGGTGCAGGCCATGAACCTGATGAACCGGTTGACGCCGGAGGGCCGTCTGCTGACGCTGCGGCGGCTGGTAGACAAAATGAATGACCGGGCGGCACGGCAGAACCGGGCACCCCGGCAGAACACCGCCGACAGCGGAGACGTGGAAGGCGCACGGGTGGACTACATTGACAAGGTGACGGGCTTCACCCTCTCTGACGAGCTGGCCACCAACTACCTGATGGCAGAGACGGACGCGGAGCGGGCGGCGGCGTGGGACGCCATCACAACGTCCATTGCAGACCAGATCCCCAGCACGTTCCGGGAGAAGGCCAATTTCTGGCGGTACACCTCCATGCTGACCAACCCCACCACCCACATCCGCAACATCATGGGCAACGCCATTCAGATGGGTGCGCGGAAGATCAAGGACGGTATCGGAACCGCAATCGAGCGGGCGGTCATCAAGGATCAGAGCCAGCGGACAAAGGCCGTGAATGTTGACAAGGATCTGAAAGCCTTTGCCAAGGGCCAGTATGAGACGGACCAGAGCGCGGCTATGGGCAGCGGGAAGTATTCTGACGCTACGGCGGCAGGCATTAAGCGGGAGATCCAGAGCAAACGGAAAATGTTCAAGGGGGAGGATGTTCTCTCCCGCGCCGTACAGGGCATTGGAGACCTGAACAGCCGCGCCCTTGACTATGAGGACGTGATCTTCAACCGCGCGGCCTATGTGGACAGCTTCGCCCAAGCACTGCAAGCCAAGGGCGTGACGGCGGCAGAGGCCCACGCGGGCACCAGACCCGCAGACGTAGAGGCGGCACGGGCCTACGCCATTGAGGAAGCGCAGAAGGCCACTTACCGCAACACCACGGCGCTTTCCGAGGCGCTGTCTCAGTTTGGCCGCTATGAGGGGGATAACCCGGTAAAACGGGCAGGTTCCTTCGTGGCGGACGCCCTGTTCCCCTTTCGCAAGACCCCGGCCAATATCCTGACCACGGGCCTTGATTACAGCCCTGTTGGCATCGCAAAGAGTGTGAAGGAAGCTCTGTGGGATGTGCGGAGAGGCAACTGCACGGCGGCGGACGCCGTGGATTCCCTTGCATCCGGCCTCACCGGAACCGGCATTTTCGCGCTGGGCGCTTATCTGGCGGCGGAGGGTCTGCTCCACGTCCGGGCCGGTGACGATGACAAGGAAGAAGCCTTTGAGAAGTCCATGGGGGGGCAGGATTATGCCATCCAGATCGGGGACAAGTCCTACACGCTGGACTGGGCGCTTCCTGCGGCAATGCCCCTGTTTGCGGGCGCTGCCACCGAAAAATCCCATGAAAAGGGCGGCAGCACCTTCGACGCGCTGGTGGATTCTCTGCTGGGGATGCAGGACGTTGTGCTGGAAACCTCCATGCTGTCCTCCCTGAATGACCTGATCTCCTATTGGAGCTACGCCGACAACAAGGTTGGCTATCTGCTTGACCGGGCGGCCAGTAGCTATGCCGGACAGTATATCCCCGCCGCCGGCAGCAAGGTTGCCTCCGTATTTGATAATACGGTGCGGAAAAGCTATGTGGAGAAGGGCTCCGGGCAGGTCGCCTCTGACGTGAACTATTTCTTGCAGGGGGCGGCGAAGAAGGTCCCCGGCGCACGGAATCAGCTTCAGCCCATGGTGGATATGTGGGGCAACGAGGTCTCCAACGGCTCCGCACCGGAGCGGGTGTTCCAGTCTTTCTTCTCCCCCGGCTTCCTGAAGGCGCAGGACAACAGCCCCGCCACGCAGGAGATCCGGCGGCTGGCGAAGGCCACCGGAGACAGCACCGTTTATCCGGCGGCGGCGGAGAAGACCTATACGGTGAAGGGTGAGACCCGGACCCTGACCGGCGAGGAATACACCCGGTACGCCAAGGCCATGGGCCAGACGCGGAAGGAACTGGTGGAAACGGCGGTGAAGCTGCCCGCCTACAAGTCCATGAGCGACAGCGAAAAGGCGGACTACATCCAGAACGTCTACAAGTACGCCAGAGAAACGGCCCGTCAGCAGGTGGACCCCAAGTATGAGCCAAGCGCTGCATGGATCAAAAACGCGCAGACGGCCAAGCGGGACATCGGCGTATCCACCGGGGAATTTCTGGCCCTGTACCAGAAGTACGGCAGCGGCAAAATGAGCGGCGCAGCCTACGAGAAAGTGAAGCAGGCGCATGATTCCGGTCTTTCCCCCAAGGAATATTTCTCCCTGAAGGACAGGGCCGACGCGGACGGAAACGGCAGGGTCAGCAAGGCGGAGGCCAGCGCCGCCCTTGCCGGTCAGGAGCACCGGGCGGATCTGTGGGACATTATCTGCACCACCAACGCCAAGAACCCCTATAAGTAAGAAAACACCCTCGCCGTCTGGCGGGGGTGTTTTGTTTGGTTTCTACATCATGGACAGGAGCGTTTTCACATGGGCGGCGCGGTCCAGCATCCGCTCACGCACCCAGTCCCAGACGGCCTGCTCGGCTTCCGTGGGATGGTGACCGGCGTCCTTCGCCTTTTCGATGTGGCGGGCGGCCATCTCATAGAGCCGATTGGCATGACCCAGCTCCTGACGGCTGAGGTCGGCGTAAGTGCTGGCGTCCTCCGGGTCCTCGGCGTGCTTGACAGCCTCCCGGGCGTACTTCTCGGCATCGTCCAGCTCTTCCCGGATGCCTTCGGCAAAGTATCTGATCTCGTACATACGATCCTCCTAACTCTGCTTGATAAGGGTGTAGAGCTTGTCCACATCCCCTTCATTCAGCGTGACGTTCCCGATCAGGGGGATATTGGTTGTGACGGGGCCTTTGGCGGCCTCGGTTTTCAGGCAGGCGTAGATCTTGTCAATATCTACGTTCCCCGCCTCGTCAAAGACGCCGAGGGCCTTCACGGCGGGATGCTCCCGGAGGGCGGAAAGGCTGGCGTCCAAATTGCCAAGGGCCATAGCGGCCCCGGCACCGACGGCCCATTTCTGCCAGCCGGTGAGCTTGCCGGTAAATTCCTCATCTACATAGCGGGCAGCGCCCTGCTTGATCTGTTCTAATGTTACCATATATTCCTCCAATGACGGGAGAGAGGGGCGCTATGCCCCTCTCTTTTTCCCTCTTCGTCTCTTAGCGACCGCAGTTGCAGTCACAGGTGGAGACGGGGAGGGGGTTATAGGTGGACTGGGGCGTGGTGCCGGTGCCGGTGGTGATGTCCGCGACCATTTTGGGGTAAAAGGTGGCGTTGGTGTAGGTGACAATGGTATTGTCAGCGCACTTCCGCTCGTCCCGCTCCCGGGAAATGGCCCCGCACAGCTCGTTCTTGCAGCAGTCCATACGCTCCTGCAACAGCTGGAAGCTGTCCTTGGTGGCCTGATTGTTGACCGCCTGAGAAGCCAGCGCACCATGCACCTCGCCCAGCTTGCCGTCGATGTACTTGTACATCTCCAACATCTTCTGGTCCTGGTAGGTGTTGGCATCCCGCAGGGCAATGTCGCTGCGGAGCTTAGCGTTCTCCTGCACCATGGACAGCTCGTAGCGGTTGACCGTGTGGTTCTCGCTGCATCCGGCCTCCGCCGCCATACCAGCGGCAAAGGGGATGACGCGATTGCCCAGCAGCATCCCGCCAAGACCGCCCAGAGAGTTCAGGACGCCCAGAGACAGACCGGCAATGCCGGTGCCGAGAGCAGTGCCCGCGACGCCCTTGCTTGCAAATTCAGCCATAGAGAAATTCCTCCTTCTCCAAAAATACACCCCCTGTTTCCGCGCGCAAAACAAGCGGTGCTCTATGGTTACCGTACCACAGGACACCGCTTGTCATGGCTTATGGATGCTTTTTGCTTGGGCGGGATATGCCCGCTTTATCCCGGATGGAGCGCAGGCAGGAGGTGACGGAGGATCGGGACAAGTACAGCTCTGCTGCCGCATCCTCGATCGCCCAGCCGCGGCGGCAAACCAGATTGAACACGCGCCGCTCCCGGTCGGTGAGATAGCGGCACTGCTCCATTTTCTTGAGCTGCTGGACGGTGTATCGGTATTTCATAATGGGCCTCCTTTATGAAGTGCCCTTCCCCTTTGACCTACCGATGCAGGGGGTCAGGACCCCTGCGCATCTATCATGGCTAACAGCTTTTCCAGATCGTAAAAATTCCGGGGGTCCAGCCCGGTTTCCCGCTGAATGAGCCGAAAGCGGTAGCGGATGGAGTTGTAGTGCAGGTAAACCGCGCCGCTGGTCTTTTTCATGCTCATGTTGTTCTCCGCATAGGCTTTCAGAAGTTTTCTGTCCCGATCCTCCATAGCTTACCTCCTTTTGTTGCGGGGGGCGGCTGGCGGTCAGCCATCCGCACTGGTTTTTCGCTCGCCGATGCTGCAAAAGCCATCTGGCGGCATTGGTTCGTATGTTTCCCAGCAGATGGAGACGTCACCGGTTCCGGGTCCCCAATCTTTACAGTCCTTGCAGCGAAGTACCTGCACCACATCGGCGGCAGGCAGCTTTCCGATAGCAATTTCAGCTTCACACAGCTTGCGATACATTGCGTGTTCAAAGCCTTTGAATGGCTTAAACTGCCGAAATTCGTTCTCTAATTCGATCAGCAGATTGACCACTTTGCGTTTCTCGATGTACTCATCCATCTTACTTTCCACCCAACAAGTACAGTTTCAGCCACAGGGGGATGTCGGCGGTCAAAATGCTTTTGAAATAAAACACGATAAACGCAATGCCAGCGGCTATAACCAGCGTCCAAAAGGCTATCATCAGCCAGTCTTTCAGTTTCATTCAGCTCCGTCATCCTTTCTCTCGCTGTAACTGCAAAAGAATGTCCTTGTGTCCAGCTCAAACGGCAAAAACGCGATGTTTGTTTTGGAGCAAAATGCGTATATATCTTTTCGATTCCACACGCACAAATGCTTACAGTCTTTGCACCGCGTCACGACCACGGCATCCACGGTGGGGGCTTTTTCAATCAAGCCAAGTAAGCCGTTCCAACCAGCACAATACGCCGCAGGGAGAACATCTTTGCTGCACCGCCCCACGCCCAATTCATCAACATCAATCAGCCTCATGGTCAGCACCTCCGTCC